GAATCGGGTAGTGCAACTCGTTTTCCTGTTCCTGAATCAAATTATACTTTAAAACGTAGTATTAATCCACGATACAATGGAAGTAGAAACATAGGTAGTTTAAATTCTTCATCTTATTATGCTCCCTCTAGTATTGCTCCCGGATATCCTATTGATCAATTTTCTAATTACTTTATTTATTTTGATTGGATTGGAGGTTCTAACCCACAATACCCCGGAGGAGGAAACTTACATGGAGTTTATTTAATTGGGGTTGACGGTATTGCTATTCCTTTAACTACTAACAATAATAACTTATTTGTTATTGAAAATACCTTTATTAAAGGAACCAAAGCAAGTATACTCCCAGCAGTATACTCAGCTGGAAGTAGTTCTATAAAAGTAGATATTATTGAAGGTGGAGCGTTGTATGAAACTATATTATTAACAACCGGAAGTCAAAACCCAATACTTTTATCATCTACTAATCAAGGAACAAGTCAAGGATTTGAATTATATTTTAATTCCTCCAGTTTAAATACTTTAAATGATAGTGGCTCATTAGCGACTAATTCAACTAGTTGGATATATTCATTATCAAATCCTTCTTCATCTGCTGGCCTTATAGAATATTTTTATTTTAGTGGTTATAAAGGAGTTAGTATTTTTAATAAAAACACAGGACAGTATGTAAATGATTCTACTGATATAAAAATTAATTACACTGATACTTATCTTCCTCTTCAATATGGAGATTTTATAAGATTTGGTACTACCGCTTCATATAGTGTATCAAATTCTGCTTCTTTAGATGGAACTTTTAATGGGGGAGGTTTATTCCAAATAGCAAATATAGTTACTGGTTCTAATAATAATGTATCTTCTAGTATAGTATTATCTCCTTCTATTAATAATTATTCTTTTACTCAAAATATTGCTTTAACTTCAAGCTTATCACAAAACATAAGAATAATGCGTAGAGTACCTAATGAATCTTTTATTTTGATTAAAAATAATCCCTCATACGGAGACCCAGGATTTTTAATACCTGAAAACTTTAATCCAAAATATGACCCCTATGAGTTAGCTAAAAAAGCAGGAATTATATCATAAAAATAAAAAAAGTACATATTTATAACAAAATATTTAACACGAAATGGGATATTTAAATAATTCGATAGTAACAATAGATGCTATCTTAACAACAAAAGGAAGAGAATTATTAGCTAAAAATGATGGTTCATTTAAAATCACTCAATTTTCTTTAGCTGATGATGAAATTGATTATACTTTGTATAATCCAAATCACCCTTCAGGTTCTGCTTACTATGGAGAAGCATTACAAAACATGCCTTTACTTGAGGCTTTTCCTCAAGAAACTCAAACTATGAAGTATAAGTTAACTACTTTACCTCGTGGAACCGCAAAATTACCTATTTTAGCTACTGTTAATATTGTAAATTTAAAACAAGGTCAATCTCAAGTTATTGATCCTCAAACATTAAATTATTTTGGAGGTAATACAATTGAGTCTAGTGGATATACATTTACAATTTCTGATTCTAGATTAACTTCTACTTTTGAAGGTGTTGGTGTTAATACTCCTCAAGCTCAAGCATTAAATTCGTCCACTACAATAGGAACTAATGTATCTAAAACTGTAGTAGGAACTTCATTAAATATAAGAGCTACTACTATAAACAGTTTATTTGGTTCACAAACTCAACTTCAAGCTACTTTAACAATTGAAGGTAGAGATAGTGGTGCTAGAGTAACTATTCCTGTAATCGTAAATAAAGTATCTTAATAATAAAAAAACATGTCATTTAAAAGATTAGAAGCTGACGATTTTGTAATAAGCGCTGACTCCATTTCCTCAACATTGTGGTCAAATGGATCACCTACTTTAACTACATTTTTTACCTCATCTGTTCAAGCACTAGGATCATCAGGTAATTATTATTTAAATATATTCATTACATCATCACAAACCGCATCCTCAGAATTTGCTATTGCTTATGGTAATTCTAATGGTAGTGGAAGTGCTAACTATAATAATTTAGTTAATGGAAAATCACCATCTTCTACTATTTATGGACAATACCAAAATTTAGTTATAGGTGATGAAAGTACTGATTTTGTTTTTGGTACAATAACTGCTTCTGAATTCTTTGCTTTACCAATAGATAGAGCTAGATATAAAGAAAAAATATTTTTAGGATCGATGACCCTAAAATTATCAGGAAGCACGGGTCCTATTAGTTTAACAGATAATAGTAATTATATATCTTCTACAGTATTTAATCAAGCAGGTAGAGTATACCAATTAATATCTGGATCTGCAGGTGTTAGATCAACATCAACAGCAACTACGGCTGAGGGATACTCATCTAACTCTGGTTCATATGGTTGGTTATTACCTGATATTGGAACTATTATTTTAAATCCTTTAGCTTTAGCAGCCCCCGCTATTAGTGGTGGAATTGGATTGGTTTATAGTGGTTCAGCTTACCCAGGAACATTAGCTTATTCATCTGCAACAAACGCAAATGCACAGTTATTTAGAGCTATAAGTTCCTCAGGAGCAAGCTCATTCATATTAAATTCAGAAGAAACTATCACTTCAGATTATATATTTGTAAGACCTAGAAGCTCAGAATTTAATTACTCAGAAAACCCATCATTTATTTCAGGGTCAACTGGTGAAGTTATTTATCCTGAATTTATTAATAGTCCTCAAGTATATATTACAACTGTAGGATTATATAATGATACAAACGAGTTATTAGCAGTAGCAAAATTATCTAGACCATTAGTTAAAGACTTTACTAAAGAAGCCTTAGTTCGTGTTAAGTTAGATTTCTAAAATGAATGGGTGCTTACAAACAATTTTTATCTTCCGACATTATTGTCACACCCTTTGAGGTAAATAAATCATTTACTTTTAAGGGTGCTACCGAATTTACAGCTTCTGATGTTGGGATTGATAGATTTTTAGGAAAAAATATAACCGGTTCTTTTAATACAACAACAGATCCCACTACCGGATATGTATCTACTCAATATCAAAGATTAGTCTATCAGTCTACTCAACAACTTTATTATTCAAATTATTTAAGTTCTAGTTATGGAGATAATCCTTCAACCTCAAGTCTATATCCTGGATACGATGTTGCTGGAAATACAATAACAGGTCCTGCATCATCTAATGGTAGATTTTATAATTATTTACAAACAAGTTTAACATATTATAGATATTTTCCTACCGCCTCAGATTCAATAATAGGAGTAATTTCTATTCCATCAAAATTATACGGAAATTATATCCAACCCGGTACTTTTACCTTTTCAACTCCCTCAGGAAGTATATCAGATGATGGAAATGGTAATATATATTTTTCTTATGATGGTGGATATGTTGGTAACATAATATATCAACATGGTTTAATATTATTAACAAAAGATAATGATGCATCTGGAGGTGGAATTTATGGAACCGGAATTTATGGTACTGCTATTTACGGAGCTGATGGAAACCCATTTTTAGAAAATTTTATAAGTTCTTCTAATGTTACATGTTCCTTTTCTTCATCCTTTACAATTTATGAAACCCAATATAAATGTACTTTAAGGGAAAATGAATTTAATTTTAGTCTAAACCCATCAATAATATCAGGTTCAACCGATGGTACTCCTTATAGTTTTGTTACTGGTTCTTATTTTAGCCCTTATGTAACAACAGTAGGGTTATATGATAACAATCAAAACTTATTAGCCGTAGGAAAGTTAGCTCAACCATTACCAACATCAACAACAACAGATACTACAATACTTATAAACATAGATAGATAATATGTGGTTATACAATGAACAAGTTATAGAAAAAATTGAGGATATGCCTCAAGGAACATTCGGTTTTATATACATTACTACTCACAATTCAAGTGGGATATCGTATATTGGAAAAAAATCGCTATATCACAACGTTAAACGTAAATTAACCAAAAAAGAATTGGCTGAGCATACCGGAAGAGGACGTAAACCCACAACCGAGGTAGTTCAAAAGGAATCTGATTGGAAAACGTATTACGGATCTACAAAACAAATTGTAGCTCTCATTAAAGGAGGTAAACAAGAGGACTTTACCCGTGAGATCTTACAGTTTGTTTTTAATAAAAAA